TATAACTTTTGTAGAAGGCCATTCTTTTTTTATCATTTTAGAAATAGTTTGAGAATAATGTATAGTGAAATCTTCAAAAAATTTTTCCCCTGCAAAATATCTAGAACGCATAATATTAAAATAAAGTGTTGAACTTTTAGCTGCTCTAGATTGATGCCAATAATTAAATTTATTTTTTAATTCATCTCCTATGTTACAAAGTTCTTTACAAAAAGATTCGGTAAATAAAGGTGTAATTAAAATGTCTTTATGATTTTTATATTTTATTCCAGCATCTTTATGTACACCTTTTAAATAATCAATCATTTAATAACACCAAGACACAAAAGAATATCTTGTTCCTTTCTTAATAGGTTTAACTAAATGTGGGTATAAAAATGCAGAAGGAAAAATAATTAAATCTCCAGCTTTAAATTTAATTTCATAATCATCAAATAGTATAAACTCTCCACCTTCATAGTCATCATTTAAAACAGCAACAATACTTAGTATCGGTATCCCTTTTCTTTCTCCAGTAAACAAATCATGAATGTGATCAACGTGTTTAGACATTATTTGATTTTTTTTATATCTGTTAAATCTAATTTTAGAAAATCCATTCCAACTATTAATTGTATCTCCACCAATTTTATCAATAATAATATATCTCTCTATTGCTTTCCAAGTTAATTTCATTAACTCTTCTAAATAAGTTAATTTTTCTCCCCAACAAATATTAAGTTCTTTACTTTTATTTTTAACGTAAGTATCACTTGCATCTTGCAAGTTTTGATATTTGTGTTGTTCCCAAGTTTTATCTTTTTTAAGTTCTTTTAAAGAAGTTTTTAAGATATTATTAGGAATCCAATTATCTAAGTGAAGTATATAGTCTTTTAAATTTTTCATTTAATAAATTTTTTAGGTCTTAATTTATTGCCTAGTTTCATTAGTTTCCAAGCTACATTAACAAAATAATTTTGTGGTTGAGAAATTGCATGTGCTTTAAATAGTTCTTCTGTCCACTGTAATCTTTTTAAATTAAAGTCATCATTAAGTTTTTTACTTACAAATCTCACATAATATAAAGGTTGATTTTCTTTTATTTTAATTGGTTTTTTATCGTTTAATATTTCAAAAGTAAAATCTACAGGTCTTTGCCAACTATGAATATCAAAAGTTCCGCTAATAAATTTAGTATTTTTTACCTCACCATGTAAGAAAGGAGGATAAACTTCTAACCACACAGGTTCATCTGCAACAAACATGTACGAAACCAAAACAGAGCATAAAGCTTTATCTGTATCTGTGTATTGTCCAAATCTAGGGTCAACCATATGATCTACGAAGCCTTGTTTTTGGCTTACCCAAATTCTTTTTTCTTCTCTAAAATATTTAATTTCAACATCAAAAGGAGATTTAATAACATAAAAATTTTTTAAAAAATTAAAATTAGAAGGACACTGTTTAAACATACTATTTGTGTCTTTGTAAAAATCTAAAATTTTTTCAGGTTTTTTTATCATTCTTTCTAAAGATTCAATAAGATGATATTTATCAGAATAACTTTTTTTAAATGGTAACCAACCTATTTTTGTCATTCCCAACTTTCCCTATTTCTAAAATTAAAAGCTATGGCATATTTAACAGTATCATTTATTATTCTTTTTGTTTTATGTCTAAGATGTGCTCTAAATAAAACAATTTTATTTTTTATAACTTCTGTTTTTAAATTTAATTCAGGAAATTCTAAGTAATGTCCTTTACAAGTATTTAAAAATAATACACCTGATATACTGTTGCCAGAATGATCATGCAGGGCAGTAAAACAATTTCTTGTCATTTTATTTCCCCAAGCATCTTTTAAATATGAATTACCCATTTTTGTATCTAAATTAAAATGATCTATGCAAAAAGAAAGTGCAGCATTTAAATCTAAATCGTAAATAAAATGCGTCCAATTTGTCATTTCTCCACGAACATTAGTTCTATGGTTCATATTATTTGGAAGAGTAATACCGTGTTCTATTTCTTTAATTAATTTTTTTGTATTTATATTTTCTAAAATACATTCATACAAAAAAGTTGGTTTTTCTATATTTCTCTCTAGAATTAAATTAGTCTGTTTTACTCTAATAGCTTTCATAATGTATTGCTACATTATACAGATAAATAAAACCTTATGCAATGGTTAAAGTACCAGTAGATAAGAAGGTAATTATTGCACTTCCATCTTGAGAGGTAGTTATTGAACCTTCTGGACTAACTGTAACAAGAGGCACTAAAGCAGTAGGACATCTTAAATGAACTCTACCAGATCCTCCCGTTCCGTTTCCTCCGCCTTGAACTGGGCCGCCGCCTCCGCCGCCGCCTCCAGTATTTGCTGCAGCGTTTCCTCTTCCACCGGCTCCTCCGCCAGACCCTCCTGATCCGCCAGATCCGCTAGGTACGTTTCCAAATCCACCGCCACCTCCACCAGAGAATGTTTGTGAACTTGGTGAAATAAATGTAGTTGAAGTTCCGCCGCCTCCTGGGCCTCCAGCATTAGCATGGTTTCCTGGGCCTCCAGAAGCTCCTCCGCCTCCGCCACCAGCTGCTCCATAAGCAGGTGCATCTAGTGAACTAGGTGATTGACCTCCTTGTGCGCCTTCAGGTGGAGAGTATCCACCAGCATTTCCACTTCCTCTTGGATTAGAACTTATATATCCTCCCGGACCAGATCCACCGCCTGCACCTCCAGGTAGACCAGCACCATTTAGATCGGGAGCTCCTTGATTACCTCCGCCACCGCCTCCAGTTGAAGCAACTGCAAATGAAGAACCTGTAAATACAGAAGAATCAGAACCACTATTACCTCTTCCAGATTCCGGTGCGGCTGGGGTTCCTGTTTTTGATCCAGATCCTCCAGCTCCAACTGTAATTGTGTATGTTCCTGTTAAGACGTCTTGTTGACCTTGGGGAATAGAAAATTCTCTCATTCCACCGCCGCCTCCGCCGCCGCCATAGTTGGAACCTCCAGCGCCTCCGCCAGCAACAATTAAATAACCAAATGGAATTTTATTTGCTGCAATTGCTGTAAGACCAAATGCTCTTGATGCTGATGCTCCAAAACTTCCTAGTAGTGGCATAATCTTTCTCCTCCTAATTTATTACGCAAACTGTGTTTGAGACGCTAATACTGTAAATGTCGCCGAACCAGTTTTAATAACTGTATATGAATAAACATCTAATGAACTTGCATTACCAGAAGTTGGCGCAGATCCACCTTGATATTCTGGAGTAACACTTGATCCATCAATTTGAACTGCAGAATTATAATAAGGTGTGCTACCTTGTTTTACAATGTGAGCTATAGTTATTGATTCACCTGTGTCCATGATAGAGTCTAAAGATGTTGAGCCGTCTCCTCTAATGTTTAGAGTCCAGTTAGCTCCTGCATCTGAAGTAAAGTTCCAAACTGCTTGTGTAAGAACATCGTAGTTAATTGTCCCTGTAGCAGCTGTTGCTTCAGTTGTAACTTTTTCTGCAACACTTTGAATTTTACCTTGGCCATTAAAAGTTGCTCTTCCATAACCTTTTGGTGTAATGTTTAAATCTATATTAGCATCTCCACCGGTAACAGATATTGCTGGAGCAGCTCCAGTGGCTGCGTTTCCTATTGAAAATTCATTAACTGCAGATCCAGCTGTTACAAATTTAATTTGTTCATTTGAGTTTTCATCTAAAATAGCTTTTGTATTATCAATAATAATATTTTGTGCGTTAGTGTCTAAGTCTGCTGAAAGTTGTGGCGAGAAGTCAGATGATAATTCTGTAAATGCTGTATCAACTACGTTTGTACCATCTGAGTACACCATTTTTGTGCCTTTGTCAGCTGCTGCCCAAGTTACTCCAGTTCCTGAAGTAGTTTTAAATGTAACGGTATGAGCACCAGTAGTTGCGTTATCAACCACAAAAGTTTTTTCAATCGAATCAGGAATAGTTACGTTAACTGCTCCTCCGATTGTTCCTGTTAATTTTAATACTGCGTTTTTACCGTTTGATAAAGCGCCGTTTGAAAAAGTTAAAGTTGCACCTGAGGTGATACCTACGGCATCATAACCACCGATTGCTTGTTCTAAAATTAATAAGTTTGTGTTTGTAATTTGTCCCCAAGTTCCTGAGTTTTCTCCAGTAGCTTGAACTGTAAGTTTTAAACTTGCTGATGTCGAATTCGCCATATTTTTATTCTCCGATTTTCTTAATTTATTAAAAATTTATTATAGTGTCAAACTATAATTATGCAGCGTTTGTATCGACTTCCTGCCATCCTGGAGGATCAACTGGTGCTGTGCCAGTGTTGACTTCGTTCCAAATCAATACATTTGTAGCTGTACCTAAGCTAAAAGTCAAGGCATTTCCTGAAGGAAATACATTACATTCTGTAAGCACATCGCCTACTGAATTTAATGCAGCTGTTAAACTAATTCCTGTAACATCTACTGGTGTATTTAAATCTACTGTTTCAGCTCCTAATGTCATGGTCATGGTTTGACCATAATCAGGATCAGCTATAAATGATCCATTATTCCATCTAGAATTGCCCCATGTAGCATCCCCCCAAGCCATGGTAGTATCACCAGCTCCAGTGTTTGCATCTCCAGTAATATCAAAATTATTTTGACCTGGTATAGCCAAACTCATTGACATTTGTTGACCAGTAATTTCCGCATCTGGTGCAGGGTCTACACCTGAGAAGTTTTCAGACATAGCCATTGCAAGTAATTCAGTTTGACCATTACCCCAAGCCAATGTGCCCCAAGAAGATTTATATCCCCAGTATCCAGGAAGTTTAGATGTTATTTCAGCAATTGTAATATTATCTCCAATTACTGTTCCTAAAGTAGCGGACATTGCAATACCTGAAGGTTGAGCAAATGCAGGATTAAAGTTTAACTCTGCAACCATTGGTAGACCTGTTACCTCTTCAATAAAAGAAGCAAATGCTTCTACAGTTGCTGGAGCAGAAACAGTTAATGGATTACCTGAAGGTATTACATTTGAGTCACCATTAATTGTTGAACTACCAAGTCCTTCTGACATTGTCATTGCAATACCAGTGACTGCGTGTAGGTTTCCTGACTCGCCCCAAGTTTCTATACCCCAGGCGTCAGAACCCCATCCAACATTTATTTCATTTGTGATTGTGATGCCGCTATTATTAAGCGACATAGACATAGCTTCGCCGTTATTCCATTCACCAAAGCCCCATACATTAGCACCCCAAGCAACATTGTTAGGATTAGCTACTGGAACTGTTAAATCTTGGTTTTGATTCCAAGCTCCTTGATTCCAAGAATGAGCTCCCCATGAATTAACAACCATATCCATGATGCCACCCATACCAATGCCATGGACGTAACATAAATAATAAAAATCTGTGAAAGAAGATGGAGTTACTTCTACGTATCGAGTTGTGGCTGCGTTGAACGTAGTTGTGTTTGTGTATTGCGAATAAGTAACAGCTCCATCTAAATAGTAAGTTACACCAGAAGTTAGATATTGATCTTTGCTAGTAGTAGTAGAAAATATTAAAGGATGATTGTCATTAGTTCCGGCACTTTGATCAAAACGCAAAGTAGAATTTGCGACCCAATCAACTGTTCCAGGTCCCGTTGCATTTCTTGCACCGTCTAAATAAAATACATTACCTGTGCCACCGCCATAAAGACTCCCACTTGCTACGGTGACCGTGTAAGTTTTATTTGCCATAGGAGCTTCCTCCTATTAGCCCGATATTCTTAGTATCGCTGCTGTTGATGTTGGCGCTGGAAACTGAATTGTAAAAGTTCCTGATGTAGCTGTTTTGTCTGCTCCAAAATCTAAAACACAAACTGCATCAGTGGTACCAGACCCTGCTCCAGCTGTTGTATTATAAATTAAAGCACCTCTTGCAGTCAATGTTACTCCTGTAAAAGATCTGTCTGCAAAATCACATCTTGCTACACCTGCAGTTATAGAGGTACCTAGGTTAACTAGAGCTCCACCACCTTGAGTGTACTGACCAGTGTTTCCAACTTGACCACCTGTACTGTCGCCAGGATAATTAGTAGTTGAAGAGTTTAGAGTTGCTGTTGAAGAGTAAAGAGCTAATTTGTACGTATCACCACCAGTTTGTTTAAAACTCATTGCTCCATCTAAAAGTTCTTTTTTAAACGAATTACAAATTGCTTGTGTTATGGCCATAGTTTTCTCCTTATTGTTTTCCTATTCGAGGAACACCACTTTGGTATTCATCTCGTCTT